TTAGGTCGGTACTGGCTTCGACAGGATACGCAGGTGGCCGTTGCCGATTAAGAAGTTGCGATACGACTTCACGGACGCATCGAAGGCCGCAGCAGCAATCTCTTGGCCAACTGCAATAACGCGTCCATCTTGATCGACAACTGCAAGCCTCGCTGGTTTGCCGTCAGCGGTCTGGACGCTCAATCCCTCATGACTCAACGCACTGACGATCACCGCCGTGCGCTTCGTATCCGTAATGCAGTCGTTGCTAGCATGGCGCTGCAGGTTTTGCGTCATCGCCCCGTACCTCCGGTCAGTCGCAGCCCCATCTGCACCACGTTGCTGGCTGCTGGACGGGGCTGACGCGCCGCGCGGATCCCGTTGCCACGTCGCCACTCGGCGATGGCCAGCTCGAAGCTGGGATGCTTCTGCGTGCGCCCGCAGGCGCACTCCACGAAGTGCCCGCCACCAGCCTCAGGACGGCGAAGGTCGAGGATGTGGCGCGCGGTGTGGCCGTTCCTACAGCCCGGCAGTGGTGTGTTGTGGTCGACCTGACGTTGCGTCACGGTACCTCCCGGCGCAATGCGCGTTCGGCATCCCGCAGATGCTGCACGGTGTCGGAGTCGATACGGTCCAGCGCCTCGGCGATGGTGTAGTCCATCTCGGCCAGCCAATCGGCACGATTCAGCACCAGAGCGGCGGTCAGCGCTTCTCCGGTAGACAAAGGACCAGGCTCTCCCATACGCGCAGCCGCGCGAGCAACCTCGATCGTGCGCTGCAGGTTCATGGCTGCGTCCTCCATGCGGTGCCGAGCTGGGCGCGTGCTTCCTCGACACGCATGAGGCGCAACCCCCAGCGCACCGACAAGGTACTGGCTTGCTGATCGTCGCAGGTCAGGATCAGTTGCCCGGAAGACTCCAGGCGATCAGCGCGGAACGTGAACAACATTTCGTCCAGTTCGATGACCTCCTGCAGGCCGAGTTCTCGACATAGAGCCTCGGCGTTGAGAGATTTGCAGCTGCCCTGCGGGCCGAGAAGGATGACCGACTCAGCCATGAGCAGCCTCCCGCCTTACAGCCATGTGGGTGCGGCGACGCAGGCGCTGCGGGATCTGCCCTACGGCCAGCCCGATATATGCGGTATGCGTCGGGCGCGAGATCCACAGGCGGTAGAGCAGCGCGCCGCCGATCGTCGGCGCAATCATGATCAGGGCCAAATTAAGCATGCGCCACCTCCCGCGCGGCAGCAGCGATCGCCGCCTCGGCGGCAGCGGTCGGGCGGCGCGGCAGCATGTTGGCCAGGTCGAAAGGAAAATCCAGATCGTCCATAAATTCGGCCAACGCATTGCTGATCCGGCCGGCCTCGCTGGTTAGGCGTGGGCCGCTGATCAGCTTCCATTCTTTGCCAGGGCCTCGGCGGCGCTCCCAGCGCTGGGCGGCACTGCTGTGCTGCCCCATGGTCAGAGCGGCCACCGCCACTACCGCGTCGTGGGTGATGTAGAGCGTGGCGATCGCGCTGCAGTCCTTGCCTGCGGCTAAGTCGAAGTCGGCTCCGACGGGCGTGGTAGCCTCCTGGTAGGGTCCGGCACTGGAAATCTGCGGGCGTGTGACAGCGTGCTGTTGCATGTGGCTCTCCTCGAGCTTCGTTGATGGAAGGTCCAGGGGCGGTGTTGACGCACCGCCCGCCGGACCCGCTGGAACGGTCAGATCAAATCGGCGCCGGTTGGCGGCTTGGTGGGTTCACGCAGGTGCCTGGCGCCGCAGGCGATGTCGAGCAACTCTTCGCGCATGAAATCGGCAACAGCGGCGATGCCGTCGTGGCTGATTCCTGCACGTGTGGCGATGTTGTGATTGAGAGTGGCAAGCAAGCTGGCTGCTTGCTGCACGCGCCATAGGCGGTCGTGTTCTTCTTCGCTGATCGTGTAATCGGCGTCTTCTGGATAAGCGAGTGCCTGCGCCGTGTTCATCGTGCGGTTCCGTTGGCGCCTGCTTGTTTCTGCAGCCAGGTGAGCACCTCGACTGCACGATCTACACGCATGCAGACATGCAGCCGGCCCAGCACCACGCTCTGCGCATCGCCACCCAGCAACACGTCATCAAAGCCAGTGGCTTCGCAGGCGATCAGCACCGGTGCCACGTCGTGCTGCGCATCGGAATGCAGCATTGCCAGCACATAGCCCTGCATCATCTCGAAGCTGAGGATGACGCCTGCGCAGACGCGAAATTGCTTGTTGGCGCTCATCGCTGCGCCTCCGTATACGCAGCATCGACGACAGCGATCGCTGCAGCAACGTCAGCAAGCGTGAGGGCGTGGATGGCCTTACCAGTGCCTTCGAGGCGCGCCATCAGGCTCAGCCACGCGGCATGGTTCCATTCGAGGGTGTTGGCGATCAGGCCGAAATAGTGTGCGACCTGGCGCGCCGCAGACGCGGGCGCTTCTTGGGTGTCGTAGGACATGCTGGACTCCTGAGTAGATTGGAGTCCGCCAACCCGCTGCCAAGCAGGGTGGCGGACGGCACGGGTTGGCAGACCGGACTCAGGAGCCGGCAGGGCCGAAGCCCTCCACGTACCGCCCGCCATAAAGATGGCAAGCACGTGCCCGGCGCGATGCAGGGCAACAAAAAAGCGCCTTGCATCGGTCGATGGGCGCTGGTGCGCCTGAGTAATCGGGCTGCCAAGCCCGGTCGCCGATTGTGCGGCGACGAAGTAATGGTTGCTCCGATCCTGGGCGGATGTCAACGAAAATTTCCCAAAATTTCCAACATGAGAAAGCGCGCTCATTTCTGAAACACCCAGCACTTCACGGTGGTGCCGACGCCGGTCAGATCGTCCTTGAGGACGGCGCTGTTGACGGCCACGTTTGCGCCCATGAACTTGTGCCGGCGCGAGTCCCCGAGCAGCGCACGTAGCACCTTGAGATCGGGTACTGGCTGACTGAATTGCGAAGCACGTGCAGCGAAGTGATTGAGGTTGATCGCAATGCGCTGCGCGTCGCGGCTGTGATTGACCACAGCTTTGCCGTGGCCGGTCGCCTCGAGGTATTCGTAGACCTCCCAGAATTCGTTGACCATCGCGTGGTCTGCGCTGATCGCCTTTTGTCGTTCCAGCGCCATGTCCAACAACGCGAGCCGCGTCTGCTCGACCATGTCGTCAGGTAGAGCGACAACCAGGCGCAGACAGTCGAACAGCGCCAGCATCTGCGCATGGTTCTTGATGACGCGTTCAAGGCGTAGATCTTGCTGAGCGCGAAGCTTGGCCTCAAATACCTTCACCCGCTCAGCGAACAGATCGAGGATTGCGCGCTCTTGGCGAATGGCACGCACGAGGAAGTGGCTGACTTCTTCGACCTGCAGCGCGTTGAGGTTGTCGGCCGCGATACGGCTTTCGGTGGTGACCTGCGGTCGCTTGAAGTGCAACTTCACGATGCGCGTGAGGATCGCCTCGCTGGCGTCCACCGCAGCGTTCTGTGTGATCACGATCGTGCCGCGAAACGGTGGCTCGTAGGTCTCGTTGCCGCCGTTGCGCACGCCGCGCGTTGCTAGGGTGCCGCCGCCGAAGAAGTCCTTCAGCTCATCCCACTCGAACGTCTTGGAGTGCGCTTTGTCCGGCTCGCTGCGGTCGGCCTCCAGCAGGACGACCGGCATGCCGGACACCTGGCCCATGGCGCGTGCACGGCCGGCCTTGGACGACTTGGCCGGGTCGAAGCCTTCGTAGTCCGAGCGGCCCAGCAGCTTCCACAGGAACGTCAACAGCGTGGTCTTGCCGGCGCCGGCTTCACCGGTGGCTTCAAGGAACGGAAAGCTCTTGTGCCCGGCGCGGATCTGCTCGGCGAACAACGAGCCAAACCAGAACGTCATGGCGACCATGCCGTGCGTGCCGAAGCACTGCCACAGCCATGGTAGCCAATCCACGCGGAAAGCCTCGGCGTCGCGCTGGATCTCCAATCGGATGGACTTCTGCGTGGTCTTCAAGCGCAGCTTGTCGAACTCGAAGTAGTCCTCCTCGTTGGCCGTCACCAGCTCTCCGTCGCGCACAGCCATATCGCCGAGCAGGTAGGCGCGGTGTTCCTTGCTGTAGCCCACGAAGTCGATGGCATCGACCGTCTTGATTGCCTCGGTTTGCTCCTCGATCAGGCGGTCCAACTGGTGGCCGGTGCCGGTGAACATGGCGCCGGCGGCCAGCGAGATGAGACGCTTTTTGAACTCGGACGCGCTGGAGACATGACCACCGGTAAAGGTGCCCTTTACGCTAGGGCCGTCGTGCGGAAAATCGACGCGGAAGTAGTACCAGCTCTCATCCGTGACTTCCTGGCGTTGGAAGTACAGCGCCTCGGGGTAGCAGTTGGCGATTTTCTGGACTGAACAGGCGGCGCGCTTGATCTTCTTCAGATCCTCGGCTGCAACCTCGTCGCCGTCGTCGGCATCGATGTCCCCCAGCTTCTCCTTGCGCAGCTTGTCGAAGCGCTGCGTGTCGAAATCGAACCAGTACAGGCGTGAGCGGTACTCCAGCCAGAAGTCGTTGCGGCCGTCGTGCTCGAACATCAGCAGGCCTTTGTCTACCGCCGAGCGGGCCACGAGCAGGTCGCCCTGGTAGCGGGCTTCCTTGACGTCGTTGTCCCACTGCTTGGGATCGTCCGACGCGATAGCGCGCAGATGTAGGTCGTTCCAGTCGGTCTTCTTGCTATCGCGCTGGACGATCTGCGCGGCCCGCGAGTCGAAGCCCAACGCTGCTGCACGCTTGATGTGCTTGTGCGTGTACGCACGGGCGCCTGGCTCGTTGTCCAGTGCCCACACAAGCGTCGGAAGATCGGCCATGCGTGCCTTGCACAGCTCGCGCAGCGATTCCTCTGGGAATGCGTTGGAAGACATGGCCGATACCGCGCACACGCCGTGCTGCAGGAGCGCGATCGCATCGAAGATGCCCTCAACGATCCACACCTCGCGTGCCGTCTGCATGGCTGTCAGCGCGGCAGGCGCCGCCCACCACACACCCGCATAGCTCTGGCCTGGAGCAAAGCGCGCCTTCTGTTTGCCGAAGCGGTGCGGGCGATCGATCAGGCGCTCCCACCAGCCGCCCTTGACCAGCGCAAAGCGCACGGTTGCGGTGCCGGCGCTGATCTTGCGATCGTAGTGGCTGTCCTGGGTGTAGAGACCTTTCAGCGGCGCCAGGTCGAAACCACGCGAGAACTGCAGGTAAGCATCGGCTGCAGCATTGGGAGCCGCAGGCGTTGGCTGAAAGCGCTTGGACCAGTCGTCGAACAGGTCGTCATACAGATCCTTGACGTGCAGTTCGCGCCCGCACTTGGATTGACGGCCGCACTTCACCACCCATGGCTTGAGATGGTTGGTGTAGAGCTCTTTTTTGCTGCACGACGGGCACTTGCCGCCGCGCATGTACTCGGTACCACTCCGGTGCTTGAGTCCGTAATCCCGCTCTAGTCGGGACAGCACCTGTTGCCGCAGATCCTCTTGCATCGAAACTTCCTTAGACGCCGAGCCGGCGCTGAGGCGCGAGCGAAGCTGTGGCGTTGTCGATCACGAGATAAGCGCCGCCGGCACGGCGGTGCGCGTCAACGGCAGCAGCTAGAAGGCGCGCCTCTTCGTGTTTGGCGTGCGGCGCGATGCGCTGCGGCACATTGCTTGCCGCATCTACGAATCGCGGCTCCTGTGCGGTGAACCAGCTATTGGCGTGCATCACGAGCCGACCTCACTGTTTGCGAGTTGGAGATGGAACAAAACGGCTGCGGCATCGGTCAGCACGACAAGGCGCTCATTGGTGCCGTCAGACGTTGCAAGTCCTTCGCGCATGAGGGTGGCCACCACGACCGCACCGAAGCGCTGCGCGGTCTGCGCAGGCGCATTGCGGCCGATGTAACCGTGCTCGGTTTTCAACAGGCCGCCATGAACTAGCGCGACTTCCAGGCAAAGCTTCGCCGTGGGCGGCAATGCCGCCCAATCAAGGGTCTTTCGCATTAGGGGTGCCTCAGATGTGAGGGAAGAACGGCTCGCCGCTCACGGGAATCAGATCCAGCTGACGGTCGCCGAGCGACTCGCGGTAGGCCTGTAGCGCCTGGGCGCGTTGGAGCGCCGGTGTCGGTGGAAGCTCGCTGTGTGAGGTGGGCACGCCGCTGGGGCTGGCAATACCGGTCAACTCCGAATGGCCTGTGTAAGTAGCGCCACACATCGGGTTCTCGCACACATAGGAGTCATGCCGAAGGAACTTATGTGCGAGGAAGCTGGTGCGTTTGATGAGCCTTGCGCTACAGGCCTCGCAGCGGAAGACGATTTTTTTCCGACCGAACATGCTCACCCCCTAGAGTGCTTGGAAGTTTGGACTTTTGCGGCATAATTCGGCGGTGCTTTGAGGCCGAGTGCAATTGCAGCTGTGTGCGAATCTCCGTACTTGCCTTGCGAGCGGCCTCGGAGCAGATCGTCGACAACAGTGCGATTCACCCCAAGTTGCCGGGCGAATCCAGAGACCGTAATGCCGTTGGACACCAACCATTCCCGCGCCTCTGCTGTGGTTCGAGGATGGAACTGCTGCTGAGATTGCACGTTGCGGGGCATCGGTGGCGGTCGTCTGTGGTTTTGGAAATTGTTGGTGTTAACACCAACTTTGTCAATATGAGGAAAAACCTTAGTGACTGTAGGGAAACGCCTGAAGGAAGAACGGAAGCGCCTGCGCCTTACGCAGCAGGAGATGGCCGACGCTTGTGGCATCTCGAAGTGGGCACAGCTTTACTTCGAGAAGGACCAGAACATGCCCGGAGGAGCTTATTTATTGGCTGCACACGCGCGTGGTGTGGACATCGTGTACGTGCTGTTGGAGCACCGGATGGAGTTAGACCCTTCCGAGGCGGCGCTGGTGGCCGCGTTCCGCGCGGCGCCGCAGGAGATGCGCGCTGCGATGCTGGACAACCTTGGACTTGCAAGGAATGTCAGTGAGAGAGCTGCGCCTGTGGTGACGTTTAACGACAACAGCCGGGTGGGTCATATGGTGACCACCACGGCTGCGATCAATCAAAGCAACATGCAGATCAACATGGGTGGCCGGAAAAAAAAGAAGTCGTGA